TATCCCGATTCCGGTGAATATGTTGTTATCCGGAAAGGCATACAAGACAGACGGTCCATCAAATCGAAAGCCCTGGTACAAGCTATCGCCGTTAGGTTGCGGTGTCAGGGTCATAGAGTAGACACCTGCTTTTTGCGCCTTCGCTTTCGGCAACGGCTTAAACATGCTTTGCGCCGATCCCCGAGAGACAAACAGGGTAGAGAGGCACACTACCAGGAATAGTATCTTAATAATCGTCTGCGCACCGGTAAAGAGGTTCTTCATTAAATAGGTTACGCTTGTGGCCAAAGCGATATGCCATATGTCCGGCCAGTTAAATTGAAAATTACCGGCGTTGATAGATTCGCTGAGGACCGTCAGCACCGCAGCACCGACAGCCATTACCAGACCTTTCAAAAAATCGGCTGCGTTGAGCCGAAGAAAGTCACTTGTTTTTTTTGTTTCCATATCTCGTTTTAATTTTGACAATGAATTTCCAAAGGGCTTTGATCCCCTGCTGCCCGATCCAACCGCATGCGCCTGCACAGACGGCGGTCAGCATGGCGATGGTGAATTTCAATACTTCAGGGGATATGTGAATAGTTGTCATAGCGATACCGTACCCACTTGTCCCGCACATGAACGAGACAAGCGTTTCAATCTTATGTTTCATTTCTTTTTGGCGGTTGAATCCTTTCCGTTTGCACTGTTTTGCGGCAGGACAAGTTCATGAATATTTTGCGCAATATATTTCCGATACTTGTTCACATCCGTGGATGGATAGCTAGACTCCATAAGCATGGTGACAAGGTTATCCCAATCCGGGCCGGTCATTACAACGTAGTACAGCTTTGGCGCTTGTGGTGCCGGAGCTGGTAAAGTAATGGTATCGGTCTTTGTGTGTCCGGTAGGTCTCTGCGCATTCGTTGTTTGTGCATTCGTAGCGATGGAGCAAACAACGAGAGCGATGACGGTGATGATACTTTTCATTGTGTGTATGGTTTGTGTTTAAAAATGCTTATGGATCAGATATTTTACCGGGTATAGGCAGCACGATGCAATCACAGTATATGAATGGCAGTGTGACGGCTCCTATGTCCACCGGTCCCACGGTTGCACGAGGCACGTTGTATATGTCAAAGGATGGCCACGGCCTGGAAGCCGTCCCGGCTCTATACAAAGGCCCGTTAGCAGCAGGTATGTACTTTATCGTATCGGCCAAGCCTGAGAGTGCAAATGTCGGCTGAGACCATAGTTTGGCTGTATCTATATAGCTTGGTGCTCCGGACGCTATCGTAAGTATTTTTACCCACGGCTGACCCCAAACGCTTGGCGAATCTGAAATAACACTATACGTAGAGTTATGAAGATACAGTGTATCACCTGCACCTGTATACGCGTCCAACACACTCACATTGTAAGGAGAGTGACCTATGCCCACGGCCAATGAATATCCGGTTATTTGATCTAGATATCGCACCTGTCGCATGCGCATATATGGATTTTGCGTAGTATCACTTTTCGTATTGCGCGTCTCTATAATAGGATACTTTACCTTGTGTTCGCTGAGTATGTTGTAGAACTTAGACACTCCATTATAACCGGTATCGATAGCCGTAAAAAACGACTCCATCCCCGGAATATCCCATACGCCGACATCGCGCACATCGTTGCCGAAGTTACCGGGACCAAAATGCATATTGTGAATATCGTAATACGATCCTTCCGAAAATATAGATGCCGCATGACCGGAGTAGCTGGGACCGCCGTTGCCGAGATTGCTAACGCTGTCATTGTTGGCGTAGAACCCAAATACGTTTTGAACTCGAATATAACAGGCCGGATTGCTGCTGCTGGAATAGTGGTCCATTTTATAATTCTTCACAGTCGCTTTTAACCAAACATTGTTTTTATTAGGTCCTCCAAGCCATAGCCACGTCAAGCCGTTTGTACCTCCCAGCAGGCTGTCCGTGCTTCCGTTCTCCCACGTCCAATCATATTGACAGTTCACCGTGTCGCCGGGACCACCCCAATTAGGCAGCGTGTTTGACAGCGTATTCGATGGGAAAAAAGCGTTTTGTCGCTTCTCACCAATGTTGGTAAACCACATATGGTGCGAATATCCGTTTGTTACGTAGTCGAAAATAAAAGGGTCAATGTGATCATACATGTAGAAGCTGTCCAGGTGTATCCAGTTATTATTGTCCCATATATTGGCGAATAGGTTCGATGAGCTAGGCGCAATTCTTGCTCCTTTCGTTCCATGATGTCCACGCCCTCGAATGTGAATCCATCCGGGATTAGGATCATTTTGCACGCCTTCATTTTGCACTGACAGTGACCTGTATCCGCCGCCTGTTATCCTGTCCCATATATCCACAGTATCGCACCTATGCAAGCCGGGGGTAGCATGCAAGTTGGCATCGGTTAGCACTATGTTGCTTTGCGTCGAATCCCACGTAAACGTACGGCAGGCATTGGATAGCACAGTCACGTTTACCGAGTCATAGGCCGTGTCGGCCTGATTATCTATTCCTCGCAGTTGGAACGTGTACACACCGGCTATAAGTGCCGAGACTGATACATTTATGTTCGTAGGACCCGTGAGCGTAGCCGAATTAGGACCCGATACTTGCGACCACAGATAGCCGGTCGCCGTGGCACCTGTAGGCGGTGTTACTTGTCCCCGGAGTGTCAAACTATTGGTCGGTAAAACCAGCGTAGTATCGAGGCCAGCAAACACTGTAATAGTACCCCCGCCGCCCCCACCGGAACCGACTAAGGTAGTATCTCCGCTGTTGCGAAACATCCACGTATAAACGTTATCACCGATCTTATAATTACCCATTGTGTTGGTCCCTGCCTGAGAAGGTGAGTTATTAGGACCCAGCGCCGGGGGCGTTACTGAATTCCAGTTCGTAGCGCCAGGGTCCCACATGCTGTTCCAACAGCAATGCGCGCCTCCCCCCAAACTCTCGTATGAAAAGTACGCACAGTTTGCAACCGCCCGGTTCATGGCCCCTGAGTAGACCCATCCGTTTCTGAAGTTGTCCGAACCGCTGCCTTCCAAATAAAAATAATGACCTCCATATTTAGTAGCCCACACCTGATAGGCAACCGTGTCCCTATCCCACTGATTATACGGAGATGGTAAAGGATCGGGCGTACCTTCGAAAAGGGCAGCGCATGCAACCTTTTTCATGCCGGTTTCAGCATTGGCGTTCTGTTCAAACTTAATCAGAGCGCCATTCGTAAATGCTCCCTGAGAAAACCCTGTCACTGACACTTTACCTGTTCTGGGATGATACCATTTTATAAGAGAGTCAACTAACCTGTTATACTGATCAGCTTGCGGGGTTACGTTGTTCACAAATGATACAGTGAATAGAAGCGGATAGTGTTTACCGTTGCTAATAGTTACGCCTCCATCCCATCCGTTACGCCTCCAAAACCCTGCGCCGTATGCATACAAGTTTGCATAGTTAGTTGAGCCTTGTTGGCCTTGACCGGGCATAGTTAGAATCATGATACGAGAAGCCGTATCAGGATGATTTGGAGTAAAATAATTGGTCGGTATCTCTCCCTCAATGATCCATTGGTATGGTGCTCCGAACGGATTGGCTATGTTAGGAAAACTTACAGTAGTATCAAATCTCCTAAAATCATGCGTCTCCGTCTGCGCTGCGGCCCAGAACGGCAGAATCAATAATATGACAAATAGCTTTTTCATTTCTTCTTTGCCTGTCTTACGATGCGATTGTATTCTATGTAAAACACACCGGGCCAGTTACGCACCACCATTTCACCCGGCCAATACTCGAAGGTGCCCTGATCAATTGTCCTGTAGTAGTACACTCCTGGTTTCATGGACGGGTCAGGGTCTTTAGGGTCGTATGTCTCTACACGGTCGTACGGAAATTGCGTTGCCGTACTATTGATCTTGCCGTCGATCCTATCTATCTCAGCAATGGATATGACGCGGTGCAAAGTGTCGCAGTGAGTGATATTTGTGATAGTGTCGTGTAAAAATCCGGAGCCGTGAAACTTAAACCGGGATGTATCGGACTTCCTTGTAGATACATACGTCCAGTCTGCTCGGTCTATTTTCGTTTGCGCTGCGATGGATAACGTAGCAGTAAGGCACAGCAGTAAGATGCATAGTCTCATGGTGTATTAGTGTTTGCGTATGATGATGAACGATACAAGCGCTATTTGATTCCCCGACTGTGGTCCGAAATAAAAAGAAAAATTACCTGAAGCGTCCGGAGCCATACTTGTCCATGTGGATTGAGTTGAAGTATTGGACGCTCCGTTAATGGGCTGATTGGAGCTTAACGTGGCACCTCTTACGGTATAGGAGCCTACAGCGGCAAAACCGAACTGCGTTGTTCCCGATATTATAACGTCGTATAGAGTACCGTCCGTCTTCCATCCTCCGGATATAAACTGCGCATTTGTTGTTTGGTATGGGGTTGTCGTGAATGCCGCTTCTCTCATAACGCCTGTGCTACCCGTATATGGGATAGTGGCATTTGTTACACCGTTATTTATACCTGTCGAAGCGCACGGTGAACAAAACGGTGCCCAATTTGAGGTAGAGGTAGAAACAGTTGTATAGGTTATTGTCGTGCTGCCCACCGTTCCACTTATGACATGCTTCGACGGATCGCCCCTTACAATTGTCCATCCGGCTACATCGTTTGCAGTAGTAGTATCGAATTGAAACCGGGCCGAATCCGGAGTCGTAGCGGGTGCAGTTGTAGTACCGCTTACGGCTACATTTTGGGCGGTTGCACCGCCCCCGCTGTTCGTTATGTTGCCTGAATAAGAGCCTGCCGTATTGGCATCTGACAACGCTGCGTATATGGTTTGGTTGATCGCTCCGGATGAAGGGGTAACTGTCGTAGATGTCGTAAACGTGCTATTGTCTTTCGAGACCTTATACCCACTTGGCGGTGTGACCGTGATGGTGCCTGTGAGGGCTGATCCGGTCAGACTATAGCTCTGTGATCCGCCCAGATTGCCCGCCGTAGACGTGAATCCGGAAAGCGTGTTAGGGCTTACATTGAGCGTAGGCACGGCATTTACGGTAGCTGAGTAGGGCATATTAGCCGTGGGAGCCGGGGAACTTACCCCCGATATATTACCGCTATATGATCCGGCGGTCGTGGCTTGCGCTACCCGGACCCATAACGTATACGTACCAGCTGTAGCCGACCCTGTCGCCGTCAATGATGTCACGTACGTACCGTTCTGTGTCAGGCATATTTCCATCCCAGAACCGGCTGTCCACACTACGTCTGTCGAGAGCTGGCCGGTGGTATAGCTGAAGGATTGAGAAGCGGAAGCGGTGCCCGCGTTGGTAGTAAACGCATTCAGGAAGGTCAGAAAGTGAATAAACGGACCAGGATTAGCCTCTATGATATTGGGCGTAGGGCGAATGATCTGGCTGTATCCCAGCACAGGCAAAAGGCATAGTATGAATAGTATCTTTTTCATTACATGTGGTATTGAACGAAAACAGAGTATTGCGTAGATATAGTTTGTGTAGGCTTGCAGTATAGCACCATTGTGTTAGCGGATGCGAGTCTCACTTGAATCGGAACAAAGTCCTGTGTGCCTGCACTGTACCACGTACCCGTTCCTATGTAACTTGCCCCTTCTAATCCACTATAAGCGCCATTGACCGGAAGCGTTACTGTTAACTGACTAAAACTGTTCGCTGTCGTACAGTCCCAATTTCCACTTGCGGACAATGTGACGACAGAATCGACTATGGTATATCGAACCTTGGCAGTGGGACTCACCGCATTTGTGGTTGGCGTGGCGGTCATGTCTGCGAGAGGGGCGGCGTTTAGAAATGCTGCCTGTGGTATTACCCGTAACGCTCCCCCTGAAGGGTTTTGCACCACGATATTGTCCGTAGTCGATCCAGCTGGCGGACCCGTTATAGATACATCGGTGAATATAGGAGAGCTGGTCGTACCAATATCCTGCGCGGTCGTGAGTGTCAGCGCCAGCGTTTGAGCTGATCCGGTAGTTCCGTTTACAAGTATTTGATTGGCTGTACCCGTTAAAGATCGAACCACCCCGGTAAGAGCCGCCCCGCTTCCATTTGTAGCCAGAAGCGTACCGGATGTCGGTAGTGTTACATTGGTAGCCCCCGTGACCGTGAGAGTAGTGGCGAATGCGCCGGATGTGGCAAAGTTACCACCCAGCGTTATTGTCTTTGTGCCGTTGTTCACACCCGTAAATCCATTAGCTGGCGATCCTATCCCCATCACTTTCGTTGCAAGGTCTACGGCATTAGCTGCGATGGCAGCCGTGGTTACGGCGTTATTTGAAAGTGCCGTGTTAAGTGATCCGGCAACCGTTGTGATAGCTCCTGTAAGGGCTGGAAATTGATTCGCTAACATGGTCCCGGTTACATCGGTCGCCATATTCACCGGGCCGAAAGAACCGTTTCCTGATGTATTACCGTGGTAGACGGTCGTAGTCGATCCTTCGTTAGCGAACATGGACGACGTAAGGTTCAGGTTAAAGTATCCAGGTGCGCCGCCTGCCAGGGAGCCGAAGACGGTATTAGCCGGGGCATTCTGTAGCGCAAAAGTTATATTGGGCGTAGTAGTCTGGTTAGTAATGGTCGTCGTGAACATATTGTTCGACGCGCTGGCCGGGCCTACACTGGTCACGGTACCTCCTGAAGAGGCAGCGGGCGTTACCCACCCTAATGTACCCGCCGAAGTGACAGTAAGTACTTGATTCACGGCTCCGGCTGCCAGCCGTGTAACACCGTTATTGTACCACAGCAGATCACCATTAGCAGTCATGGCCGTTATGCCTATCCTCCACGCAAGCGAGTCACGATTGCCGACATACGTCACGCCCAAGCCGCCAGTAGCAGACACTGTTACGTCAAGACCAGGAAAGATAAGAGAGTCTACTGTATAGTTCACGATGGGTAGCTGATGCCCATGTCCATACCACGTAAGGTTCAATATCGAATCCACCCTGGCAGAGATGGCGGCGCTCATGGCCCCTGCCAAGCTGTGGGTAGCCGATGGCAAAAAAGCAGATGTGCCGCCTGATATTTTAACTGTGTCACCGGCTGCCGTTTGAACAAGAGACAGATTTTGTGCGCCGACTCCCCCCGATCCAGGCCAGCTTGTATTCCGACGCAAATTTCCAGAGGCATCTATGGACAACGGTTTGTATGTCGTCGTATCGTTGCTGCTGGATATGCCGCCGAGCACGGGGGTAGTGAGCGTCTTATTGGTCAATGTCTGCGTATTGGTAACGCCCACCAGATAGGTATAGTCAGGCGCCCATTTGACGGAGCTATCGGTTTGCGTTGCAACTGTAATGCCGTTCGACCCTTGTAGATTCTTGCCGAAGAGAGTAAGGCCGTCCGGAGAGCTATATATAGACCATACGCCCGCACCTGGATGCGAGAGATGCCATGTCGTAAGAGGCAGACGTTTTTGTATAGAGTCAACCGTCTTATTAAAAGAGGCCGAGATCAAGCCTGCATTTGTCCCGCCAGATGTCAGATTGTCGGCAGTCTGTAAGTAGATGCCCGTGCCGCTGATCTGTGCGCCGTTGGATACCCTGGATAACGAATCGAGCAGTCCTATGCGATTAAGCGTTCCCGTTATGACTGTCTGTGCAATGTACTTCAGTTCTCCGCCCGAGGACCTGACCAGCAAAGAATCTCCACTGCTGCCTGTGCGCGGCGGATTCATGATGTATATGCGGCCTAAGCTGTCGAACTGCATGATGTCAATGGTCGCTTTGCTGAAATCAAACGGCACAGATGAAGGGAGGGCGGATACGGCAAAATCGTATCGGCCTAAACCGCCTACGTTACGAAGACCATGTACATAGGCGGTGGAACTATTTGTCCAGGTGTCGAAATGGGTTATGTCGTTCCTACCTCCGGTTAACCATTGGTCCGACAACCACGCCCCGGATGTGGTAGACCCGTTTTGATTTATATGATAGAGTCCAAGGGGAGAAGTAACCGATTCTTGCCAGGAAGCCAGCGCTGCATTTGTCTTCGTTCCGGAGACAATTAACATGTTCGTCGTCGCATTGGTTATGTTGTACAGGAAAGGGTTCAGCACCGTACCATCGAATTTCAGCGTCTTGCTTAACGTGATAAATCCGCCTGTAGAATCGTACGTAATGGGAGCTGTGTACAGTGTGTTATTAGCTGTCAAATACGTGAGATTGCCTTTTGTACCGCCCACCAATAGGCTGCCGGTCCGTAGGTCGTTTTTAGTGGCCAGGATACCCGTATCAGCCTTTACCGTCCAGACCGGACTTGTACCAAGTCCCTGTGCCGAAGTGCCCACTACGGTGACACCTCCTCCCGTCACCTGATTCAGTGTTATCAATCGGGCATTGGCTATCGGGTCCGTCTCAGCCGTCAGATAGTTTCGGGTTGATAGAAAAGTCTTAGTAACAAGTGTCGTCAACGTATCGGCAAAGCGGGGTATGATGGTAGTGTCTACACTGACGTTGCCGGAGCTGGTGATAGTGCCGCCGTTAAGCCCCCGACCGAAAACAATTGATGTGACTGTTCCAGAAGAACCGCCGCCCCCGGTGCCTCCTATCATTTTTTGCCAGGAGGACCCGGTATACTGTTCATAGCTGGCGGAATCCGTATTGAAACGTATCATACCTGTTGCCGGAGAGGACGGCCGCTGTGCCGTGTTGCCTTTGTCTAAGATCGATGCGCCGGTGCTATTGACAAGCATGGAGACGTTTAGCTGTATCCTGCTGTTCGTCGTATCGTTGATAATGGGAGCTGCGCCGAGCTTTGTAGATGTCTGCGCGTAGGGTATCGTACCGGCTGTCAAGGGGCCGAAAAGTGTGCCTGTCGCCCCTGTAGTAACTACCTTAACCCAGGCCGTACCGTTATCGTAGTAGATCGCCAGGGAGTCGGTAGAGTAATAGAAACTCCCAAGGTGCCCCTGTGCGGGACGGGAGGAATACGGACCTGAACCCCATCCATATGCGTTGCCCGTATTCAGCAGTGCGTCGAGAATGCCGTATCCGGCTACAGAGTTAGGCCGAGCCGTGAGTTTAGAGAAGTTAAAGCTATTGAGCCAGGAAGGGTCATTGTATGAACTGTCCAGCTGTACGTAGTACTGTCTGTAGTCTCCGTTCATGGGCACGACGGCACCCCTCCTGCCGTTGAATGAAAAGACTGCGCCTCGTATCGTATACGTCTGAATAGCACCGTTATTTTTGGTTATAATGGTGGTGTCGTTCAACACGTACATAGAATCCAGTTTGCGATAGTTGAGGGAGTCTATAGAGATCGTGTCGCCACTTATTTTAATCGCATATCCCTGAATGAATGGAAAGCCAGTACCGCCAAACTGACGCGCATACGCGCGGGTAGCAAGCGTATCCTGTGTAGTATTGCCGTTTGTGCCCTGGTAATAGATAGGCGCTACCACGTACCCATCCACGCGGATGTATTTCAAAAATTCGGTAGGAGACGAAATCTTTATAGGCTGCTGCGCCTTTGCAGCACTTACAGAGATCACGGCCAACAGGGTGTATAGTAATTTTTTCATATCAGTATTGTTTATAAAAGCCATGCGATCCAATCAAGCTGAATGTTCTGGACACCTGCCTGAGCTTCCCGAAACCAAAGACCGAACGAGCTTTGTGCCTTGTTGACCCAGCAGGTTTGATAGAAAATATCCACGTTATGATTCGCACTTAATGATCCGGTGCTGAAGGTGATCAAGTACGCAGCTCCCTGGACTACAGTCCCCATATCCACCACATACAAAGTGCCGCCCTGCGTGTCTGCGTCGCCTACATGAAGTGTTCCAGAAGCAGCCCGTCTTCCGCTTGTCGCATCGGCATATCTCTTATTTACAGGGTCCCACGGTTGAACAGGATCGTATTCGCCTGGATCATTGGCCAGATTCTTTAAAATGACATCTGTTTTCTTTGCGTATCGACCATCGAAATAGTCAGAGTCGCCAACCAAACGAGTGTCATTGCCGGCGGCAACCGTTCCGGGAGTCGTACCTATTTTAGCAAAGGCAGCAGTACCCAATGTGTTTACGACATCTTGCAGGCTGTGTATGATACCTACGTTTTGAAAAATACCCATCCGTGAAGCGTTCATGTCGCCTTGAAAAATGGGCGTAGCGCCCGCCGGATCGTTTGTCTCAATAGATACGTAGTTCATGTATATGGGCCGCGCGTTCGTATCGCTAAAGTTCTTCGGCATCACCGCCGAGGGGTTTGGTTTTAAGTACGATCCTTCCGGGAAAACAACTTGCTGGTAGTAGAATTGTTGATTAAAATAAAACACACCAGGGCCGTAGGTCTTTGCATTCGGATCATAGGTAAATCCCGATACGATACAGAAGCCGTCCGTATTGTAGAGCCCTAACAGCGCCGCAAGGCCGTCTACCATGAGCTGATTGGCGGCCTTCACATCATCGATGTACGCCGGATTCCCAAGGCCCGGCACTGTGATACGCACTGTAGGAAAAAATATCTGTGCAAAGCTTGTCATACGGTTACAATTTTATATGGGATACCGTCCATTGCGACTAGCGCCACTGTTGCCGTCAGATCGTCCAAATCAAGTTCGGCGGGCACAACAAATGTGACTACCGTTTTCGCTGCCTGCGATCCGAAAGTCTGTAAGAACACAATCGGTGCATCGTCGAAGCTTCCCGCCCACATGGTCCCGTCGTAAGGGAATGCGTTTAAAAACTGCGGCGTCGTTACTGCCTGCGCTATAATGATCCTGTTAAGCGCCGGATCATACAGCCTATTCAATACATAGGTAAGCTGTCCAATCTGCCATTTACAATTTGCTATGAGCCACATTTTTTGCCTATAAGCATCAAAATCCTTAAACGGCTGGATTAGCACGGCCAAACAGGCAGCACAGAACTTATACCCCCATGTGGCCGCGCCTGCCTTGTTTATCGAAAAGAAAGATGTCAGTGTCTCGCGAAGCATCGCAGAAAAATCTATCTTTCTAAAGTTTGACAGGTTAGCCATTTATGGAATTGTATTGAATGCCCGGTATGACCGAAGCAGCATAATTAAAAAACCCAGATGTCAATGTCGTAAATCCGATAAAGGGTACGCCGTCTATCTGCGTGTTGTTTATAAAAAAATCTTTGACTCCGGGAACCTGTTGCTGTACATAGGCGCTTAACTGATCCGTATAGAAAGTACCATTGAAACCAAATGTCTGTGCGAACAGTATCAAGGCCGCATTTACATTTATCACTATGTTTGCTCTGTTGTACCCGGCGTTAAACGTACATATGGCCGAGAACAGCAGTACGTTTCCCGGCAGACTTACTTTCGATACAGGTAGTCCAGGCGCTTCCATGATAACAAAATAAGCATCGAACGCAGCTTTTTCATCTGCTGTCAACGGCTCAAGCAGTCCGGTAAGGCTATTGGTCTTTGCTACTTTTATCGACAGCTCCCCGTCGTTATCTTCGAATGCAGCTTGCGATACAATTTGTTTCGAAGGATCGATAACGGCGTATCCCGGATCGAGATCATCTCCTGTAGGTATAAGGTCATCTCCCAGCTGAAAAGCTTTCGCCTTGGTTACATAGTAATTCGCTTTTCCAAATCGTAACGTCGCAACGACTTCGGTAATCGAATTCTTTGTATTGGTCATTTCCGTTTCTATATTGTCGGTAAAGTCTCCAATACCTTGTGCCAACAATTTATTAATGGCCGCCTGACTCGAATTATCAAATTCAAGAGCACCAAGATTAGAGAGTATTTGATCTTTGCCGGCCATTTATTAGAAAATGTTTTTCAACATAAAAAGGGACAGGTTTACATTGCCTCCCGCTATTGTGAAATAGAGCTGAATGCCATCTACTCCTATTGGGCGCATGATGTTTACCGGTAGCGGGTCTTGCGCCATGTCCACCGTTATAGGCGTGTCGTCCATGATCTCATTGCCGCCCGCAGTCGTGCCTATGCGTAAAACAGGGTCGCCTTCAGCCCATTGGATCAGTATAAATTGAATTAAGTTATTAGGGGGTATAGGGTAATTTGTATTGGCTGCTTGATTTGGAAGCTTCACAGGCAACGGAATAGCTCCGTACAACTCTGTAAAGTTGCCATTGAGAGCCGCACGGACCGCGGGGGCTTGTTCTAGATTATTTATAATTTGCTGCGCCATTGTCGTTATGGGTTATCTATCCACGTTGCCGTATCCAGCCATATGCCGGTGTCATCCCAGAATCCATCCTTCAATAGCCACCTGTCGGCCAGTATATCAAACACCTGCTGCAACACGTCCAATATATTTGCCGGTCCGTTGTTACACGATGGATATACTTTCTTATCTGCAAAACTATTTGTGTCGATAAAAACCCCGTCCGGTACTACTATTTCCTGTCCAGCCGTTAGCAAAGGTGTCCATGTATCGAATCCATTTGCAGAAAGGATAGCGTCCCAATTGGACATAGAACCCGTGCCGTTAATGCACACGTCCCGGATCGTATCCCCCACTTTCACTATATAGGTACTTGCCATTGTCAGTAGTCTACCGTCCAGGTGAATATTGTGTTCAGCTGTGCATCTGTCTTTGTGGATACGGCAGCTTTACCCCCATCGTCCCGCACTTGCTGTACCCATCTGTTCATCTCGAAATTAGCTTGCAGAACCGATCCCCCGCGAACCTGGTTGATGCCTATCCCAAGGATCGGATTGCTGGAATTAAAGGCCCGTGCAAGTAAAATTATCCCTCCATTCTGGTCACTCACTTCGTCAGCAAACACAAACTCACCGTCTTGTATATCCCAATCCTGCGTCTCGATATTGTATACGAAATCTTTCATTGGAATATGGTTTTAGAGGCAAGGTCTTCGGCCGTTGTAGGCGTTATTTTAGAGGCAAACCATTCTGACAGCAATGCTTTCAAAGAAGCTCCCCCATCGCCAGGGGCGGGCACCCATGAGCTAATAAGGGTCTTCAGCTCATTCAAATCCTCTTCCACGGTATTAATATGTTCAGTCAACGGATTTACAAGTACAATTCCTCCCTGATCGCCTTTTCCGAACACCCATTTTTCCGTGGGAGCAGCAGATATAACCCTCGCAGACTGAATCTTTAAGAGCTGCGGACGGTCCTGATTGCCATCTCTGAACACCAGCAAACAGTCGCTCCCTTTATTAGGGGTAAATATAAAGGTTGCCTTGTTATTAGTGAGCGTTTCTAGTGGTACATCACCTACTGTCATAGAAGTTACTCCGTCATTGACTTCCACATCACATGTCCAGGCCGTCTCATCCACCGAGACAATTTTTCCTTCGATAACGGTATGGTTCCGGCTGGCTACTCTGATCATGTTCAAAAGTGCTTCCGTTAGTTCCTGTTCTTTGTTTCCTGCATCCATGTGCTTAGTTACTTACAGAGTTTAGAAAATCGGTTAAGAAGGCCCATCGCATAGATACTAATATTCCGCTATCATTGAACGTGTGAGAATAAGAAGTAATTACATAGTTACCGTTTTTCTCGGGATATCTAAAGTCATTATATACGACCTTATCGTATAGACCTATCACTGGATACAGAAGCCCTCCTACCTCCCCGGAGTATTTTCGCTGTTTTAATTTACCCAGCGCTTCATCTGCCAGCCTTTTGTATACTGGTTCTCCGCCTGCGACTTTATAAAAATACACATCTGTACAATGGCCATCTGGATCACCTACTTCTAAGCTATTGCGTGTACCGTTATTGTTTATGAACCATGCTTTCACTTTGTATCCTTGCCAAACCGCATCAGGTATTTGTAGCTCGTTCCTATGAACATTTGTCCTACTATCGAAGTTGACTACTTTAAGTGTATTGGACGCAACGTTCATGTATAGCTTATCTCCAAAAAGGGTTATGTTTATGCCCAATGCCTTTTTAAAGTACTCTAATATGCCCCAAGGTGATACTGTTTTACATGACCACTTTACCAATTGAAGATCGAGAGTAGGGAGCAAAAGACTTATGCCTGTGCCTTTTAGTATGGTTTCTATTAGATTTTTCAACGATCCGGTATAATTACTGATCGTCTTATTGTGACCTAGCAAAGGCAAATAGTCTATACACTTTATGGTAAGGGGCATGCCCATTTTAAAATCGAACACGTATCCTTTGAACGTTTGCACTATCCCTTTATTGACTCCGGATTCATCTATCATCCACATTTCGACAGTAACCGGATCACCTGTTTTGAAAAGGTCCAAAGCGTAAGCTGTTAAGTATCCCGATCCAGAATTAACGTACTCTATGACACAGTTCAACGGTACTACTATTTCACAGGTAGCGCCTACGTGCGTAGAGTCGAACTTATCACGTATGCTTATCACCGTGTTAATGACTTTATCACCTATTGTTACCCGTTGATCGCTTACAAAGTGCATTTAGTCTAAACTTTTACCTGGAATATTTTCCCTGAATGTCATGGTTATTGGTATGTTTATGCTTCCCCTTACCGTGTCTTCGTCCTGATCCAGGCACACGAGCTGCGTAATGCCTCTCTTATTCAGCATAGTGTTTTGCACATAGATAACATACGGTTGCAAGTATATCTTGTTATACAAGTCCGTTATAAAATCCTGCGCAAACGACCACTGATTAGCATTGTAGGCCCTGGCCGTAAATTCAAATCGTATAACGGCTCCCCGTCGTCTTACGTGCTGCGTCACTTCCACTCCATCCAATATGCCTACTTCACTGACTACCTTCCTGCTGTTTATCCTTATCTGCACATCAGCCGGTAGTACTATGCCTCCGTTTTGAAGAGATGCGCCGGTTACGGGAGGCGGTCCTACTTCAAAGCCTTCGTAGGGATTAGCAACAGCGCCAAGCGTGCCCAGAAATACGAACTGAGGCAGATTGGTAAAATCTACTGTAGGGCTTTTCGCCTGTATTCCTTGCTCAGGTAGTACGAGACCGTTGTACGGCACTTCTGCACTCGGCGGTTCACCGCCAAAGTAGGGTGCTTTATCCCTCGGCAACGTTTTACCTTCATAGTTAACGTCTGGGTTCGCTTTTTGAATAAATATTGGCATCAGTATGTCCCCTGTTGTGATTCTGCAAAATTGTTTGCTGCACGTACTATAAAGTCTACCGCTTCCTCTGCATGTCTCACTAGGTCTTTGCTATTGGTGACAACGTTCTTTTGAACAGTGTCTATTCTTATATTTATGACCTTTGCCTGTCCAAGACCTCCTTCTACTCCCGATAAGTGCGATGACTTATTGGCTGCTTCGTTAATAGGATCGTAGCTTATTTTACTTGAGTTTTTCAGTGCCTTAGAAAGTGCGGGCGTTGCAAGTGCTTTCGTAATTTTATCCTGCTGATCCCTGGATATTACTTCTATGTGATTCAGCGAATCGGCAGCAGCAGTCATTCGCTGATATAGGGGATTGTCTTCCTTGGCGACATCTGCGTATCCCAACGGAGTAGCTACTTGTAGCGGCTTTGCCATGTCGATACTATCTACTGCCTGTTGTATCTTGGCCGCATGAGGGCTTATGTCACCTACTAAGTTAGCGTGCTGCTGATCTTGCAGGTTCTTCAGACCAACCGCCAGGGACTCCACTTCACCAGATGTAAAACTAGTGGGGTCTTTCTGATATGCTTCGAACCTCCCTATTAGCTTCTGATACGTATCGTTCGTCTGGTCGAAATCTCTGCCTATGTTCTTTAGACCGCTTATCTTTTCGACCGTCTTATCCATTTCATCGTTCCATTGCATGAACGCGTACACAATGGCCCCCACGGCAACGGCTATGGCACCCCAACCTATGGTAGACAGCGATATGCCCAATTCACCTAATGCGAATGATAGTCCCGCTGTTCCGAATTCTGCTGAGTAGGATGCCACTGTCATTGCCGATAAAGCTGCTGTATGTACTCGTTCGGCAACTGTTACGGCTATAAGCCCCGCTTTATAGACACCCCATGCGATAGCTCCTATCTCTACCATGTGCCAAAGCTTCTCTAATGCCCCGGAATGATTGTTCAAGAATCCGACAAAACCGCCTACCTTATCCATCAAGGCGATAAGCGTATCCATCAGTGCGATGTACACCGGCTTCAGTTTTTCGCCCATATCTATTTGCATCTGTAGGAACCTGTTCCCCGTGTCAGCCATTTTTGCCTGCAAGCTCTCACCATAAGCCGCAAGGCCGCTTTCAAATTGTTTCTTCAAGGCAGGTCCCAGCTTGTCCAGGAAAGCGGCTCCGCTCATGCCTTCCAGCTGAAGCTCGTGCATGGATTTACCAAAAGTATCTTTGACGATCTTACCTATACCAGGGAGAGCCGTACCAAGAGAGCGCTCAATACGCATGTTTAGACCGATCTCCCCAATCTCCTTTAGATCGTACAGCGTCCGCTGTAGTTGGTACTCGGGCAAGTGAAGCGTAGCAGAAGCAGTACTGATACCTTCAAACAAATTGCGCAGTCGTTGTCCCTCTATACCCGTTCCTTTCAGACCCGCTTCCATCTCACTAAAGCCCTCGTATACCTGCCGCATGGGAAGATGTAGCGCGTCCACTTCCCGGCGCAGGAACTGCATGTTATTGATCGCATCAGTCGTATTCTCAGACGCGTACTTGATCCTATTATCGAATCCTTCAAATTCAGCCGTTACATGCAGTACCTCTTTGGCGAACTCCCTCACTTTTTCAATTGCAAAAACTTCTACTATCCGACGTTGCAATTTGGCGAAAGTATCATCGGCGTGTTTAACAGCATCCTCTACCTTTGTCGTTTCGCGCTGTGCGGTCACGCCAAGCTTTTTAAGAGCCTCTTCGATTTTGGCCATCTCCTGGACGGACTTTCCAGTAACTTCGAATGTAATGCCGTAATTAGCCATTAGGGTCTGTTTGTATGTTTACGTCTTCCTTCTTGATATAAGGAGCATGAAACACTTTCAATACTTCCTTAAGCATAATGGAACTGTCTATGAATTCATCGTATCCCAGGTTGTCTATCTTTTCATCTCCATAATGCAGAAAAGCTCGAAACATAGATGTCTGATAGAACATCGGGTTTCGAGCCAGTAGCTCCGTGACAGCTCTTTCTTCGTCCTTGTTTGCGCGGTTCAGGTCTCGTGCAAACTCAGAAAAAAAGGGGCTATTTTCTCGCCCAGCACCCACATGCCGAACTTGTACAGAGCGCCGCTGTCGGCCAGTATTTCGCTTTGTGTTTGCTGATCGAAGTCCCCCCGATCTTCCAGTATGGACATGGTTTTGATAAAGGCACATGTCAGATCATATATCGCCTCATCGTCCAGCTCCATCTTTATCTTATACCTCAGCTGTTCTTCAGTGATAGGCTCCCCGTCAAGGGGCTGCGGCAGCGGATCGTTTTCCTTTCTCTCCACCTTCGTAAAGGTGAACTTGCGAAAGGTCTGTGTGATCATGGTGTGTAGCTTGTGCTGGCTCTTGTCGAGCCGGTTCAGCTCTTTAAAGTGCGCCTTTACCTTTGCGGGAATCGTTGTCAGCGTCTCCCGGTTACGCGGGTCTATGGTCTGACGAAGAAAAGAAATCTCGTGTTTAAATGTACCTTGCTTGGTGATGTATGGTTACGAAAATTATGCTGCGTTCACACCTACCGCCTTCCACTCCATAGTAGCAATGGACTGCTTATCTTTGGCTCGAATGCTCAACCGCTCGGTGTTGAAATTCACGCCCCGGAATATGCGGGCGAATCCTCCTTGAATGGCCGTCAGGGCAAGCGTACAGCCCTGTAGCTGAGACGCGTCATTGTATCCGGTAGAAAGCAGTATGGCGTTAAGCTCACCCATCTGGATCGCCAGGGACCCCCGGTAGGTCTTACCATTGCTTTTTTCAGCAATAGGAAAAGGGGTACTGATGGCGTTGATCGTTTCGTCCTCCACCTGGATGTCGTACGATAGCGCATCCGCCGTTTTAATAACGAATGCAGCAAAGGCCCCGCCCGCTATCGGAACGTCGATCATTAGTTTATAATCGGCAGCCGTTTGTACCAATGGACTTAAATCAGGCATGGTCTTACAGTGTTAAAGTTTGACCGATCGTACCAATCACATCACCCAGAATGGTAGACCGGATAAATTCAAGATCGAAATCGAGCTGACCATCCTGGCCGTAGGTAGGACCGCTCACTGTGATAGAAGCGTCCGTAATATCTCCGGAGCCAGCGGCGGAAGTCAACGGAGTAATGTACTTCGTCGTAAAGGTGCTTTCCTTGGTCCTACAGAACACCGGATCAAGTGCCCCTGTCTGTACATCCTGTGGTAAGTTCAGGCCGCGTAGCGCCGTGAAAAAGGCCCTGGCGTCGTATGCAAGATCACAGGCAACCCGCATGTATTCCATCGAGCAGAAAAATTGATCCGTGCCGGTACAAGTTGCACCGTCGTTCCAGTAAAGTCCTTGGATACCTTCCACCGGCGTAATGAAAAAATACTGCTTATCGCCCAGCGTGTCAATGTCATCTTGGGACAATCCTTCCGTAACTCCGATTGTCTTTATCGGTATAGCGCCAAAGGATAAATATCCAGCTGATCCCGCAGGAAGTGTAAAGTCAGTGTGTCCAAGAACACAGGTGATCACGTCGCCAGGGTTGTAGTTCGCACCGTTATAGGTGACTGCGCCGCCCACTACCAGATAGTCATCACCAACAGTAAGAGCTGTACCACCCGCGTAGTACGCAATGCCGTTGGTGAGAAAAGCCTGTGTAATAGCCAGGGCACCATCCGCTACCGCACCAATACCGCGACCGGTGGAGATACGGGCGAACTTACCAAGTGCCGCACCGACGGCGGATACGCCATTGGCTTGCGAGCCGGTAATACATAGCGATATGGCATATGCGCTGTTATTGGCCTGTGTGCTTATCGTACCGGCATCGATGCCCTGTTTCATGTTGTATCCGTCCACGATCACACCGTAGGTAAGACCGATCTCGAAATGGTTCTTTTGAACAATCTGTGCGTCCATTAACGTATCAATTACGTCCTGTGGAAAATCAGTCGCGCCAGTATTGGCCAGGGTCGGCGGCGCATAGCATAGACCGATGATCTTTGCCTGTCGGCTCGGATCGGCGTTCTTGGTATTCGTCAAGAAGTTCGTAAATGCCGCAGATTGTACGTATGCAGCGAATGCCGTGTTCTTTGCACAAACCTGTATCCACAACTGCGCCCCGTCTTGCGCCTGATCGTAGAATTCAGATATCTGCTGAAAGACGCATGTACCGTTGGCCACATCGTACGCAGCGTCTATACCGTACGTAGCCATGTCTGAACGCTTTGTCAGGCTGTAGGTCTGATCGAGTACCAATTTACCCGCAACCGCGACTCCCTGGATCACCATTCCCATAACCCCCGTACGGTTGACCGGGAGACCCGCGCCACTCGTGGCAAGGGTTATGCGTATTTTGTGACTGGCCATATTTGAACGTTACTTTTTTGTAATGATTGTATTAGGCGTTGCCCTCGGCAGGCTTACCGCCTCTCCTTTTCATCTTGCCGTCTACGTCAGCCAGTTTTTTGGCAAGGTCTTCAGCCGACACGCTCGTTTCGCCCGGTTCGCCTGTTCCCTCTTCAAGCGTATCTTCATCCTCCTCATAGGCAGGCAAGGCGTTTGGATTGGTGACACCGCGCAGCTGTGCCGCGTCTTTCTCTCTTTTCTCTGCTTGCTGTGCCCTCACAAGCAAGTTCTCCAGGTCCTTCAGATCAGCGGGGATTGGGGTCTCATCATCGAAATAGGCCCTGTAGGCCGCTCCTTGCGTAGCTGCATGTTCAGCCTCTGTATTACGGTACTGTATCCGATCGTCACTGTCCGACTTTCTGAAATAGATATTCCCATCTCCGTGAAAATAGAAACCGTCTACTACTTTGCCGTCTACCTTCAGTCCCTTGCGAACTTGCTTCTGTGCGGTCTTAAGTTCCCGTAAATTATTTTCGTGGAGATATGGAAAAAGATCAGTGATGTCGTTGTTTTTCATAACCGTGTTTTTGAAAAGTTGTGTAATGGTGTTTTGTGGGAATTTGTGTAGATGGCTACTTAATAGTAGCCTTTGTTCGACTTATGATCTTGCCTCCCACGCTGGCCGTCGAACTGGTCATGTATTGCACCTTCAGATATCTGCCGGTGAAATTCACTGAATCGGTCTTGAAGGACAGAAATCCCTGGTCACCGGACGCAGAGATGGTATACGATTTGGAATAGGCCGTCTTTGCCACTCCGGATGTACATTGGGTGAAGTACCACGGTGTATTGCCCTGGTAGAAAGTCAGCGTAACGGTAGCGGTGCCTGATCCGTATTTCGTCCAATAGAACTCATGGGTAAGGTCCACGTCATTGCTATGCATGACCGGTATAATGTAGGCTACCGTGTCAGATACCTGAAGGGTATCCATCTGCGCAGCTGCCGGTACTGCCGTAAGCCAGGAGCCGGGATAGTCCAGGAACTGACCTTGCTGTATGGTGGAACGGGTCGTAGTGCGCAGCTGGGCCGTGGAAGACAGTGCCATCGCTACAAGAAACCCGATCAAGAAAGTTACTTTTATGTTTTTCATTACCTGAAATTTGAATCTGTTTTAAATAGCCCCCGACTAACTAAGGTCGTCGGGGGCGGGGGTCCGTGAAATATGCAGCTTTATAGGATTTTTTATACGTTGGCCAGACCGTAGTAGTACAGCGATGTGCCCAGAAAATTATACCTGAGCGGCGCAGCACCGATACGAATGTCGGCGGACATCCTGTATCCATATATGCTTGGGTCCTGTACCATGAACACGTCCAGCATACCCAGACCAATTGCTACCTGACTTGGGATGAAACCAAGCGCGGCAGACTGAGCGGTCGCAGGAATAGCGCCGTTTATGTCCTTCACCTGACCGGTGGTCGGATCGTAGACTGCTACGCGGCTGCGGACATCGAGGACCGTGTGCTTGAACCCAAGGAACTCTTCAGCATCACGGCTCACCCAGCTTGTCAGCAGAGATTTTGTCTCAGGGTCCTGGCTGAAGTACCGTTCCATGATCGGATCAATAACAAGGCATGCTTTCTCACGATCTAATTCAAAGTTCTGGTTACGGTAAATCTGCTCGATAGCAATGATGTCGTTGAGCGTAGGCGTGAGCAGCTGGCCCGCATAGTTGGGCGACCAGAAGAATTTATTCTGTGCGCCGCTGTTGGGTATGTTGAAGCTCTGTGCATTCACTTCGTAACCACTCAGGCCGCTGGACGGAATGATCGCACTGGCAGGCACCGTAGATGCAAGCGTGTAGATCAAATTATCGTCCATAACGGAATTCCACTTGGCAAATGCCTGTGCCCATCCGGTTGCCTGCTGATCATAGCGAAGCTGATGCATGTACAGCGGATTCCAGATCATAGGCTGAAGGTAGTACGGAGTCAGGGCCAAGCTTACGGCCTGATCAGTGTACGAATAGTCGTTGGCGGGAGCTGGTTGATTGCCTTTGTAGATGGCCGGATCAGCAACGATGTTCGCCCAGATCGTACCCGTGTTTCGGCTGGTCATTTCAGCAGCAAAGACAGGGATCATAGCCTTCCAGCTGGTGGTCGGGAACAGCTCGAAGATCGCCAGGGAAAGCCATTCGATTGTATTGAGCGCCGGAGCTGCCAGGGCGTTGTCCGTAGAAGTCAACAGCGTCAGGTTCTTCATCGCGTTGCTTTGACGATCCCAATACTGTAAGTTACCAGCTGCGAGATCAGCGGACAGGGTTTGCAGAGACATACCGCGTTCGCCGCGATAGTTGTTCCGCATCTGTGGCACTTCGCCTGCCTTCGCCTGTACCATGCGCGTTTTCTGCGCGACAGCGGCCAGACGAGGATCGTTGAGAATCGAATTCAACACGACTGCGTGGTCTGCCAGATCAACCTGATCCGTGGACTTGCGGTTCGTATGAAATACCCTCTTCATGATCTTCTTAGCGTTCTCATCGGCTTTAGAGCTGTTGAGCGCTGTAAAAGTTATGCCGCTGGCCATTGCTTTGACCTTTGCCTTAAAGGTCGGAGCGACCGCAAGCGTGAGCCGCTGGTTCAGCTCATCGGAACTGAAGAACTGCGGTGCGGCTGTCTGACTGTTGCCCTGGCCCTGATGGGGAGTATTGCGATGAGGCTGAAGACCCTGCCCGGCACCGTTGGTATTGACACCGGAACGGTTCATGTCTTCCTCTTCGTCAGCCTCAGCTTTGGCTTTTTTATAGTCGTCCTCTGCCTCGGATGCCAGCTTGATCATGCGTTCGGCCTTGGCTTTGGCACTGTTGTACTTAGTTGCAGCCATTTCATCAGCGTCATCTTTTTCAGCGTCGGCCTTACACTCCGTGGCATAGGTCACAGCGGCTTCTGCGTCTTTACGAGCGCGTTGCATGGCTTTTTGTTTCTCGGCCGCCAACTTTTGTTTGGCTGTCATACCGATAGGCTCCGGCTGTGTTGTTCCGCCGTCCTTGGGAGGGGTTTCAGAAGTAACACCGGGCACTGCCGTAGGGACCGTTACACCGTTTGTGTTCGGTTGTCCTGCTGAATGAAAGGTCACCGCAAGACCGGCTTTGATAGCTTGCGAGATAATAGGAGGCAGCTCATTTACATCCGTGGAAGCTCCGGCGGCGTTTGTGTTCGTAACTCCTGTTTGCGCCGTGTGGGTGTTATGCTCGGGTGCATCGGGACCATCCACCTTAGGGTCGTATCCAGATTCGCCGGGTTTCTTTTTCATCGAGTTGTAGTTGAATTTTGAAGAAAGATTTGAAAGTACGTTGTCCATGTTGGCATAGTCGGTCTCTTCGTAGAATCTGGCGCAGAGTGTTGTACCTACCGCTTCGGGATTGCTCGGCAACGCGACCAGGGAAATTTCGTAGAGGTAGTACTTTTCGCAAAGCTTTAACCCTTTCTCATCGCGTTCGTAGTCGCCGGTTACTTTGTTGGTTTTCCAAACAGCAAAGCCCCCGATAGATGCGGCATTCAGAGAATCCTTTTCATACATCCCTGCTGCTTCCCGGCTTGCCTGCGTCTCCATATGGAAGACTGGCACTCCGGACCATTGACCATTTTCCAGCCGAATGTCTGTCATGCGGCCCAAGGGGTCCCAGCCCCAACAGTGTTCCTTTAATAGGACGGGATTTTTGTTGTACCGCGTGAAGTCTATGACATCGTTGGGTATAATTCCGCCCTGATCATTTGGCGCAGCCGTAGAAAAGATGAGCCTTTTTGCCATTGTGCCCGTGTAAGTATTTAGAGAAATGCACAGGATGTGCAAAAATAGTGACACGTCAGTTAGTGACTTATCGTACTATTGTTGTATGCTAAATTCCGATATTGAAAAAGCTCGGGTCCACAAGGCCCAGCAGCTAAAGCGTTTACGGGCCTTGTATGGTATAACACTCACGGCTGTTTCTGTTAGATCAGGCTTATCGGTAGAAACCATCTACCGCATTGAATCCGGATCAAAAACCTGGACAGTGGACAGCGAGATGTCGTATCTTCTCACCATTGACCGACTAATCGATGAAAGTCACGAGATAAATCCGAAGCTTGTACTGCTGCATCCTCCCAAACCGCCTATCTTAGCACTTCTAAAAAAATCACTATGACACCTGCGCCTTTTGACGAATCCAATGCGACAGACCTTTGGAACGGTCAGCCTGTTCATTCACTTGTCGAGTCCTATGTAGATGATAAGACATTGCATCAATGGTCTATCACATCATGGCGGCTATCGCTATGGGAACGTATTCGTTTACTCTTTACCGGGAGAATATGGGCCATGCGTACGGACAGACTTACCGTGCTGACCCTGGACAAGGAAGATTTGATAAAGAAAAATCACAGAGATGATACAGATACTAACTGATTTATCTATGGGTGTACTCAGTGGACTGATCGTAGGCTTCTGCTATGTGCGCCTGTACTACAGAAAGACACAGCGGATCATGGACCAGCAGCAGGCTAACTTCAAATCCGCTCTTAAGAAACACGGAGAGAACATGTACCGGGAAGGTGTGAAAGACACCTACAGCGCGTTATCAGAAAAAATGAGTGAAGGACTACGATTTGACAAGGTGAAGTTTGTAGATAAGCCCGCTAATGGGCAGGCGGCGGGTTGAGCTGCTGGATCGTTTGCAGCGGCGATATCTCATCAGTGCCGCGCGTTGATACGTCCCACGATAGCGTTGAAAACGACAACTTGTATCCGTCTACCTGACCGCTCGGGTGCTCAAGAGGATCAGCAGCCTCAACACGAGATAAGGTCCATTTAAGACCGTATGTACTTTCTGCGGCGGGCATCTCCACTGATAGCCATTTTCTATACGTCTTGAAGTGCTGGCGCAATTCATCTATGACGTTAATGCGCGTCGCGCTGTAGTTGGTGGGGTCTATGCCTGCCATGTCCGGGGTGACGTTGTACGCACTCAGTTCAAACGTCCAGTCGCATAGTGTCCAGCCGCCTATCTTCTCATCAAAATCCTCTCCCGGCAGCTCCTTGATCGTGATTAAAGGCATAGAGTAGGACGGCCAATTGTCCACATTGAACATAGTACGATGTATGACAGTGCCCGGCCCTCCGGCCAGGAAGGCAAGTACTTCCTGCTGTACTGCGTATAGTATCTCTCCGATCATGGCATTAGTTTTATCTGCGCACCGTGAACAGTTTTGTACGATACCTTCTCTAAATTGGACTCTTTGGGCATGTATCCCATACGTCCGGATGCCATATCGTAAGACAAAACGTAGAATTTTATAGTAAGGTCCCGCCCTTTCCTATCGTAGAGCTTCATGCGAAGGGCGTTTTAGCCGTAATGACTTGTATTCTTATCGGGAAGTTCGCCACACAGACGCGGCTACGATCCCTCAGTCTTCTCTTCTTGCTTATTGGATGGGGTCTCATAGTACATAAGTGGTTTTGGTATAAGTGACACTTCCAGGACTTCAAAAGTCTTACCAACCCATCGACCGCCAACGCCGCAAATAAGCATGTGTTTGCGATGCATAGAAATCGCTTCGTCGGAACGGGCGCTACGCTGTACGGGAAAATTAGGACAACCGGTATATTTCTGCTTATATGGTACATACCTTATATCGGTCATACGCCCTATCGGTTCGCGTGCATCATGATCCAAGAAGATCATAGCGTTTTTCTCGAATCTCGTAAAGTCCACCTGCGCCACATTGACATATTGCGGAAAAAGTATCTCTATTCGACGTGTACGTATGCCCATCACGGTGTCACAATTTTACTTTGTTTGTCTTGCTCTTCCTGGAGCTTTTTGGCGGCCTCCATGGCGGGAAGCTTGAACCGATTGTGCTCTATCTGTTGAAGATAGACGTAAGTGTGAGACAGTCGTTCGGCCTCTTTGTGGTAGTTGGCCAGGATATTGACATTAGAATCGGTGGACGTGAGTATGCGCTCTTCCACAAGACTCAGGGCCTTTCGAATAGCCTGCATGTGACGTTGTAAGTTGTCGTACCACTTATTCATCACTTCGCGAGATGGGACTTTGCCTTCTTTTTCTACTTCGACAGAGTTAAGGTGTGTAGCATGCATAATTGTTGTATGGTTTTAGCGTTTAAATTTAGACAATATTTTGTCCCGTTCAAAAAGTATTTTTCTGACAATCCTCGCCCTTAGTCTTGGGTTCTCCGGTTCCCCCGGCGTTGGCATAAATTGCCGCCGTGGCATCTTGTACGCATGTGCATAAATCGTAACATTCTTTTTCCTAGTTCCTTTCTGCTTTTTTGAGAATCTTCCGCCCTTAAAATATATCGATATCTTTCTCTGTCTCTTCTCGATAACTCCACCCTCGTTGTGGACAATTCCGTAGGGTACTTTATCTGTATTGAATCCAATAAAGACTTTGGTTCCGGTAACGACCTTTCGGATAGCATCGTAAAGATTCCCAGTTTGGTATAAGATAGGACTACCAGAATTGAACACGCTTCCTTTAACTCCGTTACGACGATCATACCCAGCGTTGGTAGATGGAGCGCGCGGCTTCCATTTTTTTCCCTCATATGATTCCTTTTGAAAATTCTCATGAACCCACTCCACCGATTCCACGCCGACAATATTAGGTGCCCGCTGTTCAAGACGACCCAGCTTTTCCTTGGCCTCTGCCAAATCGCGAAGTGCCTTTGATATGCCTCGCTGCTTGCTCATATGCTGCTAACTGCCGAAATGATAAAAGCAATCAGCGCACCTATAAGAATGGCTGATACCAATACATCTATCCAGGTAATCGGGCGATTGTCTTCATCGTATTTCTTTTTCATAATCAGTTATTTTAACCAGGGCACACCTACACGGTGCTTTTCTGCCTGTGCTGTGCTTATTAGAAAGG